GTGAAAAAGTGTATACTAAGTGAAAAAGTAGATACTTAGCCAACATCGACTGTTCTATCGTCATTTGTGAACTGCTCTTGCAATGCAGCAGCGTCAGCAGCCTTTTCAAACTGAAAAGTGTATTGACCATCCTCTGGATCGATTGAGTATTCCCAGACCTTTTCGTCAAGATTAGAATTGATCCACTTGATACATGCAGGTCCTTCAACATCCTTAAGGATGACTCTAAATGATTGGGTCATCAACCAGTTTAATTTATAGTCTTGAATTTCTTGAGTGCTCATGTTAGTCTCTCGTTTTTAATGATAAAGAAAAGCTGCCCTATCGAAACAGGACAGCCTTCACCTCCTATTTTTTATTTATGCAACGGCTCGCATTGGTTTAGTTTCATATCTTTCTTTTGCGATTATGTATTCCTTTACGAGGCCTGAGCGAACAATATCCTCGACTCCAAACTGAACTAGTTCAAATGAAGGTATACTTTTAATCACATTAATAAAAGATACTAAGCCAGAAACATCGTTCCTGTTTCTAGATCCAGCCAGGTCATCCTGTCTGGTGTCTCCGCAGAAAATGATCTTTGAAGACTCACCTACCCGAGTAATAATACTATCAAGTTCATGATAGGTCATACTCTGGCATTCGTCTACTACGATAATAGAATTGTCAAACGTCAATCCTCTTACGAAAGATGAAGTCATAAACTTAATTTGGCGTTTTTGGATGAGAATTTCCCAGGCATCACCTCGACCAAACAAATCACGTGTAATATCGGCATAGGGTATTGCGTATACTGCTTCCTTTTGCGCTTGTGTACCAGGCATGAATCCTTGCTCTCTGGTCTGAACCGCGGATCGGATAATAACTATTTGATCGTAACCTTCATCGCTGAGTACGTCTTGAAGTGCAAGATATAATGCACACATAGTTTTACCAGTTCCTGCCGTTCCTATTGCAGCAATATTTTTACCGTTTCGATATTCGTAGAACATATCCTCCTGTGTTTGTGTAATTGGTCTGATTTGTCTCATGCTAAACTTGGAATTCAATGTTCCATTATTCTCACGCTGTTGTCTACGCTTCTCTTTTGTAGTTAAGCGACGTTGTTTCGACATATAAAACCTCCTTAATCAAGATCAAGAGGATTAGAAATCGTTGATCTTGTTGCCTGAATAAGCCTTATTGGCTTTCATGTTTCTTAGGACATCACGAAATCCTTGGTCTGGTTTTTTCAGACCAAGTCGCACCGAATCACCTAATGCCGGTGCTGAATTTATAATAGGATCTAAATGAGGGTTTTCTTCGAGGAATTTGAGCTTATCATCGTATGACATCATACGATCAAATGTTTCTTGTGTGTTGTTGTCTCGGAAGGAGTACGTTGGCATCAATTGGTTCTCTTCTTCATATAAGGATTATTTATAATTAACCGACTACATAATTGTAGATTTCTTACCAATTATATACACGTTTTGCGTCGCCAACATAATCCTTATTATGTTGGTGGTCAACTAAGATACTATCTAAACCGGCCTGAATTCCTATATCGGCATTTTCCGGCTTGTCTTCAACCCATATACACCCACTATCTTTATAGCGTGCTAGGGCTTCGTCCTTGTCAGCTCCAGTGTCTAAGTACGTATACTTTTCAAATACTGTTGGGCCAAATAGTTCAATTAAGTTCTTAGTTCGTAAGTGTTGAGCGTAATCATCATTACTTAACGATGTAATGGCGTGGAAGATATATCCATGCTCTTGGTGTAGCTTTTTAACGTACTTAATAGCATCAAGGTACGGAGGGAGTTTACGAATCCAGGCTGATTCATTAAACATTCTAACTAGCCTTCGGCTATCACCTTTATTAATTAGATACCTATCGTTAATGCTATAAGTATCGGTACGCATTTCTTTATAACCGTGACGACTCATCCATTGGTTGAATGAGTATGCCCAATCAAGTAGGACACCGTCACAATCAGTTAAAATTACCTTTTCTCTCATTAATATTTCTCATCTCTAAAGTCTTTGAAATTTTTGTACTTTTCTTCGTACTTGCTGCGTTTGTTTTTGCGCCGCTTTCCTTTTTCTTTTTCTTTGAAACGATCTTCTTTACGAACATCTTCCCAGTCATCAAATCCAGCGTCACGGATATCTTTAAAACGCTTAGCCATGGTGTCACACTTCCCTTGTTAATCTAGTTTGATCGGAGTGGTAAAGAGATCAGGGAACGCTTCTTCAAGCGTCTTGTATGTAAGACCTTTTACCGATTTATGCGAAATCATATTCTTTGCAAGAATGTCTGCATCTTCATTCATGAGATCTTCTAAAAGACTGATGAATAAAGCTTCACGCTTAAGTTGAGCGATATGATCATAACCACCGCCTTTTACGAAAATACGTAAACGACGAGCTTCACGATACAGCATAGTATGTGCATCGGTTAGCTTATTGTACCTCCACGGCGGAGGAGTTTCAGGTAATAGAAACTCAACATCCTTATCATAAATGAGTCTAACTACTTGTCGAAAAGGTTGCGAATCATTCTTTCGAAGAAAGTCAATCTTATCTTGCTTTTTAGTTAGTTTACCCATCTCAGCTAGTATTTCTGAGATTGCCAATTTAATTGCCATTATTAAAAATCCTGTATGTCAGTAATTAAGTTCTTGAGTTTCTTCTTTACAAAGTAATTGAATAGATGTTCTCTGCCAATTTCCTTATCGATGTTGAACTGCTCAAGAATCTTTTCTTGGTATTCTGAAGGTATCTGAGAAAGATCAATCATTTTCTTGTTTCGATTATATCTTAACTTTGTTTCTTCATCCATAGAGCCTTCAGGATCACCTAAGAAAGCAGTGATACGCTTTTTAGTCATAGGCTTTTGACGCTCACCAATAGCTAAACAGTTGTCGCTGCTTAGAATATTTGGTACTCCATCACCGACATCACCTTTTAGAACATGTTCCTGAAGGTATTTATCAGGGCTATCACTTCTTACCCACTTTTTCAACACAGGATTGTATTGATCTACATTAGCATATGTGTGGAGCTGAATAAAGTCTTTGTCACCAGATAAGATGAGATACTTTTCAGATCCTATGTTAAGATCAGTACCTACCTCATTAATAACAGTACCAATGATGTCATCGGCTTCGCAACGATCTACACTGATTACTTTGTATGGGAAGAACTCGTCGATCTCAGAACGAATGCGATGAATCGATTCGAACAACTTATTCCAATCGAGTTCAGACTCGTCTCGAGACTTCTTACGATTCGCTTTGTAGTAAGGGAAGTAATCTCGCCGCCATACATCTTTGTTGTCAACGCAGATGATGATCTCACCGTACTCATTGTGGAACTTTTTTCGATTGAATCGAATCGAATTGAGGAACATGTGACGTAGAAGATTTTCATCCACGTCCATGTCAGTGTGGTTACCAATCCCAGCGAAGAGACTGGCCAGCATTACCTGATTATAGTCAACTAAAATAGCCATAATTTATTCCATTGTCAAATTGAGGTACCATTATACCACAACTGGACTCAACTGTCAACTGTTATTTTGTTTAAACCTAGAAAGAACCGCGGTCCACATGGTTTGGAACGAAGGAATATTGTTTCTTGCTAAATTAAATCGATCTGAGTATGTAAACCCATGAAAGTAATTTGGATCATTGACCATAGTCTGAACAACCTGGCGAGCTACTGAGAATGCATAGTTAGCATGAACCTGTGGATCTTCGTTAAAGTCATACATGACTGTGGAGTTCGATGCAGTCTCTGTCAGTGCTCCATAGTTTGGATGGATACAAAGTACCTGAGACTTGATTGCCTCGATCAAAGCGATACATGAAGTCTCAGTCCAAATACACGGATACAAGAAGATGTGTGAGTTATCCAATGCTTCAAGTACCACTTCATTTGGCTGTGCACCATGGTAAGTCATCTGAGGATGTGTTTCAATCCGCTTGAACAAACCTTCATAAGAAGCATTTCGCTCAGGCCAACCATAAATGTCAAAGCTTGAGAATACATCAAGATGAATATTCGAAAACTCTTTAGACAAAGCTTCGAAGATAGGAATCAGTAGCTCGAGGCCACGATGTGGTGTTGTATGATAAACGAATCGAATCGTCTCCATATCTTTTTGACGTGGGCTATATTCCTTCTCGACAGCATTATGGATGACTGCACACTTTGAAAATGGAATACCAAATCTCAGAATGTATTGATCTCGTTGCCACGCTGATACAAAAACAAAATGGTCAAACTTTTCCCATCCGCCATCACTTAAGATTTTGTTTTCTGGGTCTTCTGCTAAATCGTGACACCAAAGGATATTCGGTACATCATCATATAGCTCCCTGGGTCGAGACAAATGAACTGCCACATTTTCCAATAAAGACTTATCGATATTCTTGATCAGTCTTGTTCTCATCTGCTCAGTACCACCCCACGAGTTCATAGACAACTCTGTGTCAATTACTTCGCCTTTGTAGATACAACTCATAATTCTAATACTCCATACGTTTTATGACTCTCACGGTCATTGTCAAAAATTTCTTCTAGCGTCATTTTGCTGCCTTTTAGTTCCCACCATGCTTTAATAAACTCGTAGGAATAAATTGCAGACTGAGCCTGCTTGTTGTAATAGTATATATTCTTCGAGCGGAAGTCAGTTACATTTTGATTAAACAAAGGGAATGACACCACTAGCCCGAAGCCATGCAATACATTGTTTTCAAAAGAAGGAGGAGCTGCTAATGGCATCCTAATGTGAATTTGCCTTTTGGGCGAATCGAAATAGTAGTCAACAATCTTTTGTGCATATTCTCGCTTGAGCATATAACATTGCAGACCATGATCCCACATCTTACGTCTACGAGGTACCATTGCTGGATATTCGTTGTCTACGTCATAGGGATATTCAAATACATTACATAGATGTAAAGCACCCCACGAATCACCACATCTGTCGATAAACTCCTGCAACGTAAAGGGCCAATGCTCTATTGCAGAGAAATCTACATCGTCTTCGAAAAAGATTCCTGCAGGTTCATCGGTGTTTTCTAGCCACCACTTGATTGTAAGTAGGTGAGAAGAAGTAACGCCAGGTGTAATACCTTTGATGAGCTCTGGGTCTCCAACAAAAGGTATCGGATCTGGATCTTCAGTATACCGCTTATAGGTATGCATATGTATGTTAGGAATACCTAAGTTCCGAAAATGTTCTTCGGTATATTCCTTACGGTCAACGCACTCAGCTAGATTTATCACATTGGGAATCGGTATTCCCTCGAGTTTCTTCGATAACATATTGTTCACTTAATTCTTCAAAAATATTATTTAGCACATCATGAAAATTACGAATGCTTCCATTATTATGTATACGATATGTGAGGATGTTGAGTTCCTCAGGCAACACATATTGACTTTCAATTTCCGTCGACTCGTTAATAGTAAATGTTTTACGTAGTCTACCATTAAAGTAACGACGAGAATCTGTAGAATAGTCATGCCCTTCACGAGTAAGCTGAACGATTACAATATTTTCAGCACCTACTCGTTCGACCAAAGGTTGAAGCTCTTCTACGAATCCACCATCAGCAATAGCATAATGATTACCATCTTCGATTTCTTCAGCAACTGTACGACCAAAGTAATCTAAGCCTTGCTTTGGCTTAAGGATATCTTCCGACACGTATATCATAGCTTCGCGACGAGACATATCATTCAAAGCAACCTCTTGCTTTTCCTTAGTGGTTCGATCATCGTAACCTTCCATGAACCACTGCTCATCAACTTCAAAGTGATTAATGGTTTCTTTGAATAGCTGATACTTAAAGGATAGATTACCAAAGCCAAAGTTTTCTTTATAGAAAGCAGCAGCTTCATCTTTACCTGAGCCCGGAGGCCCGTTGAATATTACTATCATAAGTCGTTCCTATATTCGAATCCAAACTTACATATGTAGTATGCATCTACTACGTCTGAAATAGGATTCCAAGTTTTAGTTTTAATTCCAAGTTCGTCTCTTATATCGACACCACATTCTTCTTCGAATGCTTCCACCATACGTTCTTTATTTGCATTACCTTTGCCGGTGGCGAACTTCTTAATCTCAGTAGGAGCTGGCGTTAATACGGTTAGACCAGTCTCCCATAGTTTGAGTTTTAAGATTCCTGCGTTTTCTGCGATCTGGAAGACTCTTCCGACAGCACCAAATGCATATCCTTCAAGAGCAACTCGAGTGACGTTCGATCTAGATAAATGACCGACTGACCAATTGGCCAAGTTTGTAAAACGCTGGACATCATGATTCCAGTGTGGATATTCTTCACCAATGTACTGCTTAGTTTTTTGAGCCAACTTATCATTTTTTACCAAGTAATAAAATTTGCAATTTGAGTACGACCAAGTTTCACCTTCGTGGATACATAGTGCTGGGCTTGTTAAGCTGTAATCGATTCCAGCTACTGCCATTGTTATCTCCATTCATAATATACGATAGAGATATTTATCACTCTGCTCTATAGAAGATATGAGAACCAATGTGACCTACTAAACTAAACCGCGTACGCCACGAAGGTTCTACATAAGTCGCATGATAGTGTGTTGCACCTTCAGTGATACCTCGATACAGACCACCTTCGATCATTTGATATGCAACGAGCCGGCTTTCAGCCCAAGCATCCATATCAGTAGGATCGTCACTACGACCATCACAATACCAACTAAACTGGCATTTGTTTCGAACAGGTACTTCACGCCCTTGCTCAAGATGCCACTTACTTAATACAGCTTGCTTTACAACACCACAAATTGTATTAGGATAGCGATTATCATTAACACGATTCAGTACAACATCTGATACAGCAAACTTACCAGCAAGATTCTCACTACGAGCTTCGTGGTAAACATTCAGTGCAAGACAATACTCATCGTCACTGATTACTTGAGCATCTACAACATACGATTGAGCGAAGAAGTATAACAATATGATTGCTATACCCGCATGAGTTCTAGTAATTTTCATGTGCTAGCCTTTTAAGTATGCATCCAGTAATGCTTCGCCTTGGAGTTCTTCTCCAAAGTTACGAAGATGTTTACCACCCTGAAGTCTCTCGATTCGACCACAGTTGTATTCTATGTCGGTAACCATTTTAGTACCTTCCGTATCTTCAGGATGGTCGTCATACCACATAGAATCAAAGCCATGAACATGAATACCAGCAACATGAGTTGCCCACTTTTCAGCTTCTAGCATTTTTCGCTGTCGCTCTACTACACTATTAAATTCGGTCATACGTTCCACTCCGATTTTTCTTCAATCGCATATCTACAACCGTGAATATAATCACGATCTTCTTCACTAAGCACACTCCAAAACTTAGAGACATTTTCAATATGTTCAACGACTGCTTCAGGATTTTTAAGATGGTAATTGTTTTCCATCCAATCTTGAAGTATGTCCATTCGCATATTTATTTTTTCTCTAAGATTCATGCTCATTTCAGTTTCCACGTCAATTCGATACGTTCTTCGCCGGACTCACCCCAAAACCATTCGCATCCACACTCTTCGATAATAGGAAGGATTGCTTTGAGATTCTTAACACCTTCAGCACTACCATCAAAGCAAAAAGTACTATCGTCTTGTTGTTCAGGCGTGTTGCAAACAAACCCAGGCTGACTCGTATCGTAATCATCGGTGTTTAGATTCGAGTAGCTCATGCCTGTGCCGTTACACTCAGCGCAATCTTCGTCATCCTCGTCGTATCCCTCACCATCACAGAACTCACATTCTGCTTCGTCATCATCATATACTTCGCAGTCTTGGCTATGATTAAAGAGAACTTTTGAAAAGTCAATTTCTGTCCCATCATCAAATTCAAAAGGAACGTCCTCCCAAGCACATGTTTGGCAGCAGTAATGATTCCATCCTACATACCAGCCTTCTTCACGAAGACGTTCTTGAAGCTTACGAAATCCGTTCATGCCAGCTTACCTAAAATCCAAGGAAGTACGTCATCACAATAGATGTCCATAATTTCTTGAGCAGTAAAGCCGAAGCCCTGCATATGATCGATGAACTGATCTTGATCAATTTCTTCTTTCGAAGCTCGTTCAACGATATCTAGAACGAGTTCACCAAGTTCACCTTCTAAATAATACGAAGGAACAGCTGCGTTAAGATGAAGTTTAGTAATCATATCATTGTTATCCATGTTGAGGCTGCTACAGCAAGTATACACATAAAGACAGGAATCATGATGAGACCTACAGTTCGAAATATTAGATCTCTCATGCAAATAACTCCTGTTGAACTGGGGCTGAAAGGTTTTTAGGACGTAGCATCTTCATCATGTTACTGTTGATGTAGTGACCACGTCCCTTTTCAGTACGAATCATGTAATAGTCAGCATTCTTACGAGGATCGCCAGTAGGTATGTCTCGATTGATATAAGCGACATGACCTTGAATCGTACCTGCGCCACCAGTCCACTCAACCTTGTCACCTACATCAGCGAAGTCACAGTTGACTTTCCAATTGCCATCCTGCTTGATAACCAAAGCTTTTGGATTAGGATAAGTCAAACGAACAGTTTCAGCCATACGCTTATCAGCGAAAGGACCTGCTTTACGAAAACCATTACAAACTAGAAAGAACATATAAAAACCTTATCAATTAATTTATGAGTACCATTCTAACAGGATTTTTACCGCTTGTACACCTTTTTTTCACTTTTTTTAGATCATTTAGGAATAAGGATATAACTAAAGTGAATAAGGGTCATCTTCCCATTCTGGAGATCTCTTTAGCTTGCTCGGTTCCTCGCATGACTGGGACTGCGTTGGACTTGTGCATTGTAGCGATTCCGATGACGAGGTCTCCTGTGTACTGCTGTCGTTCTGATCTTCCTGCCGACTTCCCAGGCGCATGCTTGTTCGGCGCTGGGAGGCTTGACGATGGATAGTGCGGTGTCTCGCGGCGATACGATGTGTTCGGTTCATAAGCTTTGAATTCCTTTTTTACTTTTACTTTACCGTGGCAATAATCGAGATATTCTTCGAACGTATCATAGCGCAAATCATGATTGCCGGTTTGTTTCATTTGCTTGTTGTGAGTGCGCCAAGCTAGCTGAAGCTCATTAATACGACCTTTAGTTAGCTTACGCTTGGGTTTACGAGTATTGAGAGAGTTGGCCCCTCGGATTAGATGCATAGTCATTATACAGATCTCCACGATTCAATATTTTCTATTATACCAGGATCTGACATGATTGTCAACTGTTTATTTCAATTAAACAGTAAAACTTTCACCGCAGCCACATTCTGCTGCTACATTTGGGTTTCTAAACACAAATCCTTCGTTTAATCCGGTACGAATAAAGTCTACTGCAGTTCCGTCTATGTACACATTACTTTTAGGATCTATGAATACATCTACATCACCGCATTTAGATATTATATCATCTTCCTGTGGAATGTCAACAAATTCTATAATATATGCTAGGCCAGAGCATCCGGTGGTTGTTACACCAAGACGGATACCTGCCCCTTTATTACGAGCTTTAAGACTCTTAATAGCATGTTCTTGAGCT